CTCTGTCAAAATATCTTCCATAAACTGCCTGATATTTTCCATCTCTAACAGTAAGAAGAACCCTTATTTCGTTCTCTTTTGCATTTGCAAGAAGACCTCTTAATTCAGAATAATCTCCTGCGAAAATTGCTTCAAACTTATCAAGTTTTGCCTCATCGTTTGGACTGATATTCAGCCAATTGATCAGAAAATTATGAAGATCGCCTTCTCCTACTTTAGCAGCTCTTGCTGTTGCAGCATCAAACCATTTTAGATTCGATGGTGCTTCTTCAGGAGTGCCCCATGCAATACGACCAAAGTTGTTTATCCATTCAGCTTTTGTACCATCCTGATTTGTTCTTGGTTTGTTTTCAAGAAAGAAAGCAAGTTTGGTTCTCATCGGATGCTCTTTATGAGCAAGATAAAAATCAAGTCTCAGCTTTTTCACTCCATCCTCTACAGTTGCATACACTGGTTCTGCCTGTGGTTTATAACCAAGAGCTTCCAGTTGCATTTTGTTTGGATTGATTGCGATAACTTTCATGTTTGCTAAACCAGTGTACAATTTGCCTTCTTGAACAACTTGTTTGTCTGATGAATTTGGATTAAAACCCATGTCTTTTTTAATTTAAATGTTAAAAATATATTATTGTCCTTGATAGTATTCATCTATTTTTTGTATTACAAGAAACAGATCGTTTGGAATTGTAAGTTCCTTAAACATACCTCTTGGAGATTTGCTCGTTGTTGAGCCGTCATTCTGAGTTATAAATCTGTAGTCGAGCGTTCCTGATTGTTGATCTTTGATAATATCTGTAAATAATACTACTGTAAATAATCCTTCGAGTGTAACTTTTTCATCTAACATCTTGCCAATTGTTTTAATTTTTCTTCTTGGAGGATAGGTATCTGCTGTATTTTCATCATGACTCAATACAAACACTTTCAGGTCTTCTCTCAGACTCTTTGCCGTGTTTATTACATCCCATGCATGACGACCAATATCAGTAAATTTCTGCCAACCTTGTTCTGACGAACGATTCATAAATTCTGAACTCATAAGATATTGAAAATCATCAATTACGATAACTTTAATCTCAGGTCTCTTTTGAGACACGTGGTTCAGTACATTTACAATTTTCGCAGAATCATTGCTAACATAAAAATTTCCTCCTTCTTGTGTAAAGGGAGTATACTTCTGTTTCCAACCACGAAAAGGAAGCGGTTTACCAACTATGTTGATAACTACCGTTTCCTTCGGGTTGAGGCTTTCAATGGAAGTTGATTTCCCAGTACCAGTTTGACCTACTACTGCAATAATTTCACTCATGTTTTAAATTTAAAAAGTTCCAACTCCAATTTTCGTGACTTCAATAACCAGTCACTCCTAATAATGCCTTTGTTTGTTTTAATATGAATCCATTTGATTATCTCTTCGTCTATTGGATCACCAGCAATGATCAGCTGGCGTAATGTACTCCTGTAAAAGTTTCCACTGCCAATATTGTAAACGAAGTGTCCCATTGCAAGAAGTTGAACATGTTCAAGATTTGTTGATTTTTGAACAAATGCTATTGCACTGTCCAAATCCTGACGTAATAATTTTTCTGCTTCAACTTCACTCATTGGTTCGCAAAAGAATTCACCTTTTTTGATTGCGTGTCCATATCCGATTGTAAGAATCCCACCGGGACAGTAATATTTACTATCTACGAATCCTTCCTGACGTTTAATTGATTTTACAACCAATTCATACATTTCTTTCCATTCTTTTTCACGGATAAACTCCTGTATTCGTTTTTCTCTTAATTCTTCATCTATCTCCACACCGGGAGCTAAAATAAGATTTAAATTTATAAGAAAGAACACAAAAGTAAAGAGTACACGCATTCTAACGTTTACTCTCATAAGCATTTATTTAGTTAATAATAGTTAATCGAAGTCTCTGACCTGATTAACATGAAGGAGATTTCTCATTTTAGAAACGAAGGGGTCTCCATCCCTTGTTTTTATATAATGCCAATATATTACACCGTCTACAGGTAAATCCAACTGTCCATATGTTTTTATATTCAACATTTCAGGACGATGGGAAATCATAAATACGTCTGAGTACTGGTATAATGCATCTGCACCAAAGACATCTGATTTTTGAGGATAGTGTAAATTTTTATTCTGAATTCTCTCTACGTTCTCTATATTTCTGTTAAGCTGACTAACTATAACATATGATGATTTTATCTTTTTCTTCATTTCATTGAACATTGCAGCTAATTCATAAAGTGTTTCAAGCTGATTTTGTTCACCAAGTTTTTTGACCAATATACTGTGGTCAAGGGTTACCAAAATTCCTCTTTCAAGGTTTTCCGGCATTTGGATACCAAAGTGTTCAATAGTATTCTTAATTTGTTGTACTGTTCCGGGTATATCTACATACCATACTGGTCTATCAACAATTTTCTTAGTGTATTCCACTGCTTTTGCATATTCTTCAGGAGTCATGTTTTTATCCAAGTGAAGTAAATCTGCACTGTATAATTGTTTTACTGTTTTTTGAAGACCTTTAGAAATCTTTCTTCCTACAAGTCTTCGTGCTACCATTTCAAAATTAAATGAAAGGACAGCAAAGTTTTCATCAGGATTCATTTCAAATAATCCTGTTTCCAATTCATTCAGAATAGCAGTCTTTCCACTACCACTCATTCCTGCAATTGTGATGATGCTTCCCCATTCAATACCATTCATTCCTGCTTTATTGAAGCCTGACCAAGGTGTTTTAAGAGATTTGATGTGACCATCCATTCTCCCTTTCATATACCTTAATTCTTGTCTTGCAGCATCTTTGATTGGTATGAAAGGTAATACTTTATTACATGATTGTTCCGCCATAGATACGAATTTCTTCTTTATTTGGTTTTTCTCTCAAATTTTCACATTCCGACTCAAGATTTGATCCTGTATCTTTCTTTTCTATAAAGTAATGAGCTTGCTGCATGTAATTATAACCTCTGATTGAAAATCTTTCTATGTACCTTTTTGTAGCCTCAAAAATCTCCTCCTTTGAGTACGGATGTAAGGATACAAATTTAATCATTTTTTTCAACACTTCCAACTTATTACCACGATAACGATAACCACCGTTGTTAGTTCCTGCTGGAAATAGATTTCTCCATTCTTCAATCCATAGATGAACATCGGGTGTTGGTTTTCTTTTCTTCCTGTTGAGCTTTTCAAACAGGTCTTCTCCTCTTTTACGAAGAGAAATTTCTTTTACATCAGAACCATGCCATTTTACATAACCGTATGACTCAAGCTTTTTGATCATTTGTGAGAAAACCATAAAATCTTCATCATAACAGTTTTTCAACACAGCCTCTTCGTTCTGATAAACTAAAACCAAGAGAACAAACTCGAAAAATGTAATATCGAGCTTGCCCTCAAGGTATAAATTTAAATATTTGCTATTCATATATTATAAGAATGTTTTCGCATGAGAATTGCGTCTTCAGTTTCAATGAAGCTCATATCTTTCTTATGCTGTTCGAGAATATAAAAATCGCAAATGTCTGACTTAGTGAAATTTGTTCCAAACTCACTATTAAGCAAATTGCATAACGTTATAGGATCATCCAGATTTTCATCAGAATGCTCTTCCTCTATTAACGCTATAAGAGCTTCCATCATCGGGTAAGTCTCCTTTGATAATTCTTTCTTTGAAGTCAAATCCATCTTGTAAAAATATTTCACTGTCAAAATATTCTGCTTCTGATAAATCAAAACCTTTAATCATTTGTTCAAACCAACTGTCAGCCTGAGTTCCACTAACACGAATGATCCACATTTCTGCTATATCATCTGTTGCGAGCCTGTCTAAACGACCTTTTTTCTGTTTTGATTGTGTTGCAGAACCGATGTATGATTCCATTATCGCATGAGTTGCACCTTTAAGGTTCAATCCAAGCGTTAAAGAGCGACAACTTCCAAGATCACGTATTTTACCTTCATTAAATTCATCCATCAAACGTTGGTTTTCTTTCGTATGATTGTTTGAATGAACAGTATTATTTGTAATCTTATCAGCCTGAGCAGTTAATTCAGAGAAAATTAAAACTTTCGCATCTGAATTATCTCTTAGAATTCCTTCTTTGATTTTTCTTGCAAGTAATGCCGTAGAGGGAAGGTTCAATAAGAACTCTTTTCTTGCTTTAATAGAATTAAGATATACCATTGCAGCAAACTTTTGTTCTTTTGTTCCATTACCATTCCAAAACCATTCTCTTGCATCATTAAACCAATCTTCTGAACCTTGAGCTATCATTCTTTTCTGACCTGCTTTAATACGTTCGGTAAGATATGTGTAGTAATGAAATTCACCTTCCTCCATAGTCTTCTTTCCGACTCTTACGGTAACAGTAGATGTATCTTCGAGATAATGATTCACAATGAAAAACTTTGTTTTATTTATCAATCCATCTTCAGCACTGTCATAATACTCATAAATAATTGGACAATATTTCTTGTAATAGAAACCTTTGTCATTCTTATAAGTTATATCATGAGTTGCTGTAAGACCAATTAAATATTTATATTTAGTCCTATCAAATAAAGCTGAATATTCAGGTGTCATCATTGTATGAATCTCATCTGCTATAACTAAATCAAATTTTTCATTTTTCCATTTATAGGTAGTTTGAATATTTTCAACAACAATAAATATGTCTTTTCCTGTTTTAGGATCAAACCATTGATTTTTAGACATTGCTGTTCTTGGTTCTAAACCCCATTTAACAAGTTCTTTTTTCCAGTTTTCCTGTAGATTGGTTCGTGGAGAGGTTATCAGAACAAAGGTAACATCTTCAGTTTCTTTAATAAAGTCTATTGCTACTTTGGATTTTCCTGTTCCAGTAGATAAGCAAATAGTTCCTTTATGAAGTTGTTTGAATTTATTAAGTGCCTCTCTCTGGACTTGTTCCTTGGTTGCTATTTCCATCTTTTAGTTTATTAAATACGTGTAAAACTTCTAATTTATATTCTTTATTTGTGTCTATTTCATTTTGCACTGTTCTTCTGCTATGAAGAATAGTCGCATGGTCTTTACCATAGAAATCTCCTACTGTTTGAAGAGTATATCTAAATAGAACTACTGCTGCATAATGACCTATCTGACGAGCCTTTGTCAGTTCTCTTTTACGGCATTTTCCTTCTCTTACAACAACCGGATCAACCTTATAATGAGTAGATATAATCCAATTAATATAAAGTAATCCCGGTCTGAAAAGATCAATTGCTTCTTGTTCTTTGCGTTCTATGATTTCATCTTCCAGATATTTTTCATAGGCTGCAAGTATTTCGCTCCAATCAATCTCATTCATGTTGATCGCTACATTTAAATGCTTTAAAAGAAATTCTCCGTATTTTGCAAAGTTTTCTTTCATATTCAAAATAGTTTTAATTGTCCTGAGTAAACGGCTGTCTTAATCTTGTTAGCTTCAGTTGTATAAAAACTGTAGTCTATTCCATAGTCTTTTATTTTTTTCTTTTCATATCTGTTGAACAGAGTGGACGTTTTTCCTACATTTAAAAGTATTTCTCTTTTGTCATCAAAGTTTTTCTTTAATAACGTAACGCCTTTTGTTGATATGTAATATCTGATTGTTCTTTGTTGTCTTTCTCTTGTACGATCACCGTTTTCAATATGCTCACCCCATATTTCCCATCCTGTTCTTGCTCTGAACCCAAGACAAAAATCATATATGTCTTCATGATTAGTTATAAACTGTTCAATTGGAGTACCTTCAAGATAATACGCATGGAGAGCTTTTGGTACAACTCTCATTGACCAATCTTTATTATATGCAATTGCTCCATTCTGCATTGGGGTAATTTCAAAACAACCTTTAGGTTTGATTTTACCATCTGTTGTTATTGCAAGATAATTATTTACATCTCTTATAATCATTTTTTGATACTCTGCATATTCAAGAGTAAGTTTTGTCATATCTTCCCACTTTTTGCAAAGAGAAAATAATAAATCTTTATCGGTTTTTTTAATTTTTACTGTTACACCATCTGTATTGATCTGTAACATTACTAAATCTTTTATATTGTCAACAAAGGTCTCTGCTAATATTGATAAAAGCAATTGACCATTGATTGTAATCTGCATTGTGTATTTAGGATCGTAAAACAAACTGAATTTATCATTTGATTTACCATACACTCCATTGAGTGCAAGTTTTAATCCTGAATTTGTTGCCTGATCGCCTTCTTTTTGAGCGTTCATTCTTTCTTGAAATAGTTCCTCATATACATCTATAAATTCTGGTCCAAGGTGTTGAGGATAAAATCTGTTTACTATTGCTAAATTTGGATAATATGATTTAACATCTATATCCATTATTATATGAGTATCATCCACATCATATATTCCGGGTTCAATACAACCATGAATACCACCTGTACCATAATCATATTTAAATCCTTTATATATAACTGATTTCTCAAAAGCGTTATATGTTGTTTCAATTACTGTCGATTTTAAGTCTTCCAATAGAACTGTGAATTCTTTGGAATTGAAATAGATATAAGGTAATATACAATCTTTTAAATCTATATAATGACGATATGTTCTCATATCTCTGACATATTTATAGCTCCATCGTTTCTTTGCTGCTATTTGTCTTCCGAATATTTCCTGACCAATCTTAGGGTCATTTGCATTTCTTAAATTGATATGGTATTTGTGTCCGAGTTTCTTTCTCAGATCAATCATATCTTTTGTAAGAAGATAAAATTGATATGTTGCCTCAACATCATTGAGATTATAATCAAGTATCATTTGTTCTTCATCAAATTGTACAATATGACCTTCGGTAAAAGGTATATCCTGAACATTATGAAAATTGATTGCTATTTCAACTGCTTTGAGACTTGTGCTTTTTGCTTTATTGTCAAAATGATGTATTCTGTATAAGTCGAGTTGAGGTATTAATACATCTTTTTCTGGTACTGAACTGTATTCTTCTTTAAGTATTCTTTCAACATCTTCCATCAATAATTTATTCATCATGTTTGGGTCTGGTGTTATTATTCCATGACTGTATCCTTTCATTAAATGCATTAGACTATGTAATAAAGGATAGTCAAAATTGACATTATTAAATCCTATTAATCCTGCTACTTCTTCTTTAAGGAACTTATAATATGCTTCTATGTCATTTCGTGATTCGCAAATCACGAATTGTCTGATATCGAGAGGATTGTCTCTATCCTTAAACGTACAGCAGTGGTAATTCTTGAACTGTTCGATATCATACACCCATACTTTTTTAACATTAGTACTCATAATAAATTATATTAAGATAAATAATAAAGGAAACCCCCCTCATTATAGAGGGGGATTTTCCTAAATTGCTATGGATTGCTACTTTGTAGCTGAAGTTTCCTGTGACTGAAATTCCCTGACGGCTGCATCTTCGGTTTCCACATCGTGCTTGATGTAGGTATCCTGAATATCAGAACCTTCAGCGACAACTTCTGTCTTCCAGTATATGCTCTCACCATTCTTGGTAAGAACTTCCCCGGTTGTCGGATTGATTTTCTCACGGTAACCCTGATTAGCCGGAACTTCCGATTCCAGTCTTTCAAGAGTTGCAATTCTGTGAGGACCAACTTTCGCTGAGAAATCATCACCATCTCTCAGGCTGTATTCCTTGATCATTCCTGTCAGATCAGCAACACGACCGACAATAAAGCCAACCTTGTTTTTGACATTCATAAATCCATTGGACAGAGCTGCTACAGTCGAGATCAGCATGATTGAACCAAATTCCGGTTTGTTAGGGTTAACCCTGATCAAACCATTAGCTGTGAGTTCGTTTCCAGCTTTTTCTTCCCATTTTGACACTTTTAGTTTCATGGTACGTTTTTTGATTAATGATTAATAAAATGTTTGAAAAATATCTGTCATTTTTTAGACAAATTTGTGGAGGTGATGGGATTCGAACCCATGTCCAACAATACTATTTATAATTATATCTACGACAATGTTCCGTTAATCTAACGGACAAGAGGGACTGCAGTTTTTGGCAAGTCGCTCCACCACTCTGTTTTGTAAAAACAAAGAAAACCATTTTGTGTGATTCTGTTCCGAGGTTCAGCACACCCGGCTCTTGACTGCTTACGCAGCTGCCTTCATCAGGCGAGCAGGAAACATATTAATTACGTTGTCCTTTATTGATTTTGTTCTTTTTATGGTAGATGAACAACTACCTGTCGCAATAATCACTTTCACATTGCTGTCTAAGCCAAGTCACCCCCGTTCCTTTTATTTCCACCTGTATGAATCCTGATTGGTAAAGATGTTTTCCATATTGTCCATCAAAACATGTTTTGGTCTGATGTGAGATTCAGGAATAATCCATTCAAGATTTTCAGGTTTCCGAAGTCCTTTCAATTCAGGTACAATCTCTTCGATTGCCGTAATCGGACTCGTACATTCTGCCAGAAATTTTATCGCATCATTAATGTCATCGAAATTTCTTTCGTCAACATCAAGGAGAAATAATACTTCAGATTTGTGGTTGTCAGTAACCAACTTAGGGTCACTGTTGTACCGGATTGTGTAAGGTACGGTTTTTCTCATGATGCGGTCTGCGTTTTACAAATTCAAACTTATGTCCTCTACATTGTGCAAATGCCACTTTGTCTTTAAACCTGTCGAAAAGAATGTCTGCAACTTCTTCTTTTGAATTTACATCATAAGTGAGTGTGGTTTTTCCAATCACTGTTGCATAACTCTTTTTAAAATGTACGACAAGTTTTACAGGAGCACCAAATTTGTGTTCTTTCCAATCCCCTTTAAGGATTTGGTTTTTCATTGGTTCTGTAGTACGCTTTGTTTTCTTTCCTGCTCTTGGAAAATTAAAATCAGCAGGAATAATTGTTGGTGGACGTAAATTCTGTCCTACCATCAATTGATCGTCATTTACATCAACCGGAAATGCAAGTGGCTCATTTGCTATATTACGCTGTAAATAGCATTTACCATTATTTGCTGCGAATTTTCTTTCAATTTTGTTATTGTTAGACAAAAACTCATTGAATAATCTTCTTAGCTGAATATGCACTCCTTTCTTTGTAAAGACAGGATCATCACCAATAAGTGCAATTACTTTTGCACTGCCTAATTTGCGAATTAAGAAATTGACAAACCCACCATAGAGTTCTTCCTTGAAAAAGTCTT